TAAAACAAATATGTCACACACATCAAAAGATCAAGTTGATCTCATTGAAGACATCACTGTTGAGGAACTACTTGCTGATGGACTCGTTGAAGACGTTGAAGTTTCTGGCGAGGAACAAGGCAAGAAGAAGCTTGATGACGAAAAAGAAGGTACCGCGGATGCTCCAGTAGCAAATGCAGTACCGACCGATGCGCCTGCCGCGGATGCTGTACAACCAGCCGCCGATGCAGTTGCGTCCGCAGTAAGTGCTGCGCCGGTGGCAGTTGCGCCACATTCTCTGGGACAACCAGAGTCTCCAGCACTTGCACCAGAAGTTCAAAAAGCCGTTGCGGCTACCGATTCAGCTATTGCAGCTGCGCCGGTCGCACAGGCTCCACAAACTAAAGCTGGGCTCATCAATGCGATGTACCAACATCTGTCGACAATGAAGACTGAGGATCTTGCTAATGTTTACAGCACTCTGACGACTCCACAAGAGACGCCAAAAGCTGAAGAACCAAAGGCAGGCTCCGAAGATGATTCAGAAGCTGAAAAAGCCGACGAAAAAGGTGAAGACCAACAGCAACCAGAAGCAGAGAAATCTGCCGAAGGTGAAGATGACAAGGAAAAGGAAGATAAGAAAGAAGATGACGTTAAGGAAAACCTTGATGTTCTCTTACAGGCTGAAACCTCTCTTTCAGAAGCCTTCCGTTCTAAAGCATCCGAACTGTTCGAATCGACCGTTAAGGCCAAACTTGCAGAAGAAGTTACTCGAATCGAGGAAAACTACCGCTCCCAACTGGATGAAGAAACAACTAAAATTGCTTCTTCCCTTTCAGAAAAGGTCGACAGCTATCTTAGCTATGTCGTAGGTACCTGGATGGAAGAAAACAAAGTTGCAATTGAATCTGGTCTTCGCACCGAAATCGCCGAAAATTTCATTAACGCATTGAAGAATGTGTTCACTGAAAGCTACATCGAAGTTCCACAGGGCAAGGAAAATCTTGTTGATACACTCAATAAGAATGTTGCTTCCCTTGAAGAACAGCTGATGAAGGCAACCGAATCAAACATGAAACTCAATGAGTCTGTAAACGCTCTCAAGCGCAATCAGATTCTCGCTGAGGCTTCAGTCGGTCTTGCTTCAACAGAAGCAGTCAAGCTCACCACTCTCGCAGAAGGCATTGATTTTGAAGACGCCGAATCTTTCTCAAAGAAGGTTCAGTCCGTCAAGGAATCATACTTCCGTAAGATTGTTAAGAAGTCCAAAGAAAATGAAGTAGAAACCGTCCTCAATGAATCGGGTCAAGAAATTGAACTGACACCAGTGATGGCAGCTTACTCTTCAGCAATTACCCGCACACTCAAGTCATAAACAATTTAACTCCTAAAATAAGGAATTAACTCACATGTTCAACTCAGAAAAACTCCAAGAAAAGTGGAATCCTATCATCAACCATAAGGATCTCCCAAACATCAAAGATAACTACCGCCGTGCAGTCACAGCAGTCATTCTTGAAAATCAAGAAAAGGCTCTCCGTGAAGAACGCGCTCAGTCATCTTTCCAAGGTCTCAATGAGACCGCTGCTAATGCTACCACCGGTGGCACAGGCAACATCGCTAACTGGGACCCAATCCTCATTAGCCTCGTTCGTCGTAGCATGCCAAACCTGATCGCCTACGACATCGCTGGCGTTCAACCAATGAGCGGACCAACCGGTCTGATCTTCGCTATGAAGAGCAAATACACCTCACAAGGTGGAACTGAAGCTCTCTTCAATGAAGCCGATTCAGCATTCGCTGGTACCGGTTCACAAAGCGGTGATTCATCATCCCTCCCATCTGCTAAAGGTGGTACCGGATCCGATGGTAACTCCGACACTGTTTCCGACAGCTTTGATGTTGGTACCGGTATGGCCACCAGCTACGCTGAAGGTCTCGGTTCAGGTTCTTCCGGTGCAGGCGCTTTCGGCGAAATGGCTTTCTCAATCGAGAAACAAACCGTTACCGCTAAGACCCGCGCTCTGAAGGCTGAATACACCATGGAACTTGCTCAAGACCTCAAGGCTGTTCACGGTCTTGATGCTGAGTCTGAGCTCGCTAACATCCTCTCTGCTGAAATCCTCGCCGAAATCAATCGCGAAGTTATCCGCACGATCAATGTTAAAGCCAAGCTCGGTGCACAAACTGCAAATGTTGCCGTAAAGGGTAACTTCAACCTCCTCACCGACGCCGATGGTCGTTGGAACGTTGAACGCTTCAAGGGTCTTCTTGTTCAAATCGAACGCGAAGCAAATCAAATCGCCAAGGACACCCGTCGTGGCAAAGGTAACTTCATCCTCTGCTCTTCGGATGTTGCTACCGCTCTTGCAGCTGCCGGCGTACTCGACTACGCTCCAGCCCTCAGCACCCAACTCGAAGTTGACGATACCGGCAATACCTTTGCTGGCGTCCTCAACGGTCGTACCAAGGTCTACATTGATCCATACGCCACTGTTGACTACGTCACCGCTGGTTACCGTGGTACCAATCCGTACGACGCAGGTATGTTCTACGCTCCATACGTTCCACTCACCATGGTACGTGCAGTCGGTCAATCTGACTTCCAACCACGTATCGGCTTCAAAACCCGTTACGGCATGGTCGCAAATCCATTCGCTGAAGCTAATGTCTCCGACATCAGCAACGGCACCGGAACCAATCGCGCCAACAGATACTTCCGTATCTTCGGTGTCTCTGGTCTCCTTGACAATGGCTAATCAGTCTCGGTATCTTGATTGATACCGGTTTTTAAAGAGGGGGGTCCGAAAGGGCTCCCCTTTTTAGTTTATAAATACTTGTATGAATAACCTTACTCAGAACAAGAACTACCTTTCTCCAACAGGTTTTAAGGTTAGCATCAATTCACAAGAATTTGCAAACCTCGAGTATTTCTGTACGGTAACATCCATTCCGGCACTCAGCCTTGGAGAAGTGTCGACCCCTTTCCGTAACCAGCAGATATATACTCCGGGCGACCGCGTGGACTACGCATCATTTGATATGCGTTTCATTGTTTCGGAGAACATGGAAAACTATTCGGAACTCTATAACTGGATCCGTAACAATGCCCAAGAGGACAAGTGGAAGTGCTCGGATATGATTCTCCATATTCTCACATCAAGCAATAACCCAAACAAGCGTATCCGTTACGTTGATGCATTTCCCACAAACATCGGCGCGATTGAATTTCACACTCAGACCACCGATGTGGAATATGTGAGTGTTGATGCTTCCTTCAGATACAGTTACTTTGAATTTATCTGATCTAGGATAGGATAAATAATACTATATTATGATTACACTTGATGACTTATTGGTAATGTGGAAGAAGGATGCTGAAATTGATGAGATGAATTTGGATGAGGCTTCGCAGAAGACCGCTAAGGTCCACGCAAAGTACCTTGAACTTATCTCCATCACAAAGCTCCAACTCAAGAAAAAAGAGCTTGACCAGAAAATCCTTTTAAAGGACAAATGGCTCTACTTCAATGGCAAGATGACGCAGGAAGAAATGACGGCGCGCGGATGGCCATTCGACCCATTCAATGGGCTCAAAATCATGAAGTCGGACCTCGAGTATTACTTCAACTCCGACACCGAGCTTCAGAAGTCTGAAGAAAAAATCATTTACCTCAAGACTCTGGTGGAAACCCTTGAAGAAATCATGGGTACACTCCGCTGGCGCCATACGCATATCAAGAATATGATTGATTGGCGCCGCTTCACCTCGGGAGGTTAATATGCCCGACATCCTTAAAATCCGTAAGAAGAATGAGGTGTTCATTCATATTGAGTGTGAACCATCCATTGCGAATGAGCTATCAGACTTCTTTACGTTCTTTGTTCCTGGTTATAAGTTCATGCCAGCCTACAAGAATAAGTTCTGGGACGGAAAGATTCGGCTCTTTGATTCTCGGTTAAAGACCATCTATGGCGGGCTTCTGCCATACATTAAAGAGTTTGCGGAGACCCGTAAATGCGAGATTGAATATGTTGATGATCCTTACTACGGGTTACCGCATACGCAGGAACTCATTGATCCGAATGAGCTTGCCGAATTCATTGCGAGCCTGAATCTCTATGCTCACGGCAAGTCTATTGATCCCCGTGAGTACCAAGTAGAAGCAGTGATGCACGCACTTTGCCACTGGAAGAGTCTTCTGCTGAGCCCCACGGCTTCGGGTAAGTCTCTCATCATTTACATTTTGATCCGTTGGTACCTTGCTCGTTACAATAAGAAAGTACTGCTGATCGTTCCCACAACTTCTCTGGTGGAACAGATGTACAAAGACTTTGGCGACTATGCCACATTGGAAGAATCATGGAACGTTGAAGCCACCTGCCATAGAATCTATTCGGGTAAGGAGAAAATCAACATTCAGCAACGTGTTGTGATCACTACATGGCAGTCCATCTACAAGATGCAAGCCACGTGGTTTGAACCGTATGGTATGGTCATCGGAGACGAGGCTCACAATTTCAAAGCCAAATCACTGGCTGCGATCATGGAGAAACTCAGAGATGCTAAATTTCGTATTGGTACTACTGGTACACTGGATGGAACTCAGACACATAAACTCGTGCTTGAAGGTCTCTTTGGTCCCGTCTATCAGGTTACTACTACAAAGACTCTCATCGAGCAGAACGCTCTTTCGGATCTCGACATTTCCGTCCTTTTAATGAAATACAGTGATGAGCTATGCCAAGCCGCAAAGCACTTCGACTATCAAGCAGAGATTGATTTCATCGTGGCTCACGAAGCTCGGAATAAGTTCATCCGCAACCTTGCTATGGCACAAGAAGGTAACACACTTATTCTTTACAACTATGTCGAGAAACATGGAAAGCCACTTTATGCCAGCATCAATGAAAAGTTGAATGAACTGCCACGTCGCACTCGTAAGCTATTCTTTGTTTCGGGCGGAGTGGATACCGATGAGCGTGAACGTATCCGTGAGATTACCGAGGGTGAGAAAGACGCAATCATTGTGGCTTCCATGGGTACATTTTCCACGGGTATAAATATAAGAAACCTACACAACATCGTGTTTGCTTCTCCTTCAAAATCTCAAATTCGCATCCTTCAGTCCATCGGGCGTGGCTTGCGTAAGTCGGATAATGGAGTCGCCACAAAGGTATTTGACATTGCCGATGATCTTCACTGGAAGAAATCACGCAACTACACACTAGATCATGCTGCCGAAAGAATCAAACTGTATTCCAAAGAAAAGTTCAACTTTAAAATCTATGAGGTCTCCCTATGAGCATGTATGACCTCTGTATGATTGTGAAGCTGACCTCGGGTGATTCCATTTTATGTCAGGTTCTGTCGGACACTGATGAGAACATTTTGATCCGTGACCCTTTACAGATTAACGTGATCAGCAATTCTACACCAGATGGCATCAGAGCTTCCACCTATTATGCTCCTTGGTTTCAAGGCACCGATTCAAGAATTCATATGATTCGGAAGATGCACATTCTGAGTGCTGCCATTCCGGATGAAGCTACCAAGATAGAATACGCAAGAATAGTTTCAGAAAGATTTGATCAGGAGCCGGAAGTAAAGAAACCCACAAGCAATAAGAAAGAGGACTCCTGGCTCGACCAATTGAATTTCAAGTTTGGTTCCGAGGAAGACCGCCATAAGAACTAGTATTCCTTAAGTTGAATAGAGATTCATTATAACAGTGGATTCGGAGATGTAAACAGTAAATTTACATAAGTGTTTAATCTTTTGTTATTTACAATGTGTGATAAGTGTATAAAATGGTATTATTAAATTGAATTATGGAAATTGAAAAACCTTTAAAACCTTCCAAAAGAGAAGGAGTACATTACGTTAACAACCGTGAGTTCTCGCAGAACGTAGTTGATTATGTCAACTCGGTTAAAAAAGCCAAAGAGGCTGGCACGGAGGTACCACGCATCACGGAATACATAGGTCGGTGCTTCCTACGCATTGCCGAAGGTCTCTCCCATAAACCTAATTTTATTCATTACACCTACCGCGAGGAGATGGTGATGGACGGAGTGGAGAACTGCATTAAGGCCATCATGAACTACAACGTGGAGGCTGCCACTCGTACGGGTTCTCCAAATGCATTTGCCTATTTCACTCAGATTAATTACTATGCCTTCATTCGCCGTATCATGAAGGAAAAGAAACAGCAAGACATTAAGTTCCGTTACATCGAGCATGCAGGCATTACCGATTTCATGTCGGAGAGCTTGGACGGTTCCGAATTCACCTATGGCGTGGAGACGGGCTTCATTGATGTTCTCAAGAATAGAATTGATAAGGTGAAAACGACAGATAAAGCAGTGAAGGAATTCAAGAAGAAAGTAAAGACGGAACTTGAATTCTTTATGTGTGAAGTATGAAAATTGCGATTTTAGCATCGCAATTTTTATAAATAATTAAATGGAACAAAATAAATCAGACATCGAATGGCGGTTGGAATTAATAACTAATCCACCAAAATCCAGTAAAATATATTCTCCAGAAGAATGGAGACATATTGTTTTATATGAGCTTACCCGTGAACCTACCCATTATGACCAATCAGGAGAAAAATCATATTGGTATGGTAAACATAGATCAGAAGATACCAAGAGAAAAATCAAAGAAAATAATTCTTGTTTTTGGCTTGGAAAAACAGATGAGAATCACCCAGCAACCGGTCAATTAAGACCGGACTCCGTTGAAATAGCTCGCCGAATGGGATTAAATAATAAAGGTAAACCAGTATGGAATAGCGGAAAAACAGGTTTACAATGTCATTCACAAGAAACTAGAAAAAAAATGTCAGAAGCTCATATCGGCAGAAAAAAACCATCTGTTACTTGTCCACACTGTAAAAAAATCGGTGGAGAGGGTGCTATGATTCGATGGCATTTTGATAATTGTAAGGAGAAAAAATAATGCGTATAGCTCTTCTAAATGATAGTCACACGGGAGCCAGAAATGCCTCTGGCATCTTCCTCGACTACTTTGCCAAGTTCTATAATGAGGTATTCTTTCCTTATTGCGACCAGAATGGCATCAAACAGATTCTCCATCTAGGAGATTTCTATGATCACCGCAAGTACATTAACTTTACGGCGCTGAATCATAACCGCAAGACCTTTCTGGAGCCCATGGTACAACGTGGTATGATGATGGACATTATTCCAGGCAACCATGATGTCGTGTACAAGAATACAAATGACCTTTGCTCATTAAAAGAGCTCCTTGGTTACTTTGTGAATAACATCAACATCATTATGACTCCACGGGTGATGGAGTATGGCTCCTGCAAGATTGCAATGCTTCCATGGATTAACCAAGAGAACTACGCAGAGTCGATGAAATTCATTCAGACCTGTGATGCTTCCATTCTTGGAGCACACCTTGAGCTTGCTGGCTTTGATATGCAGCCAGGAGTTGCGGCAACTCACGGTGAATCGCCGGAAGTGTTTAAACGCTTTGAAGCGGTACTCTCTGGGCATTACCATACTAAATCCACCAAGGGCAACATTCACTATCTCGGCACCCAGTTTGAAATGACATGGGCAGACGTTGATGACCCAAAGTATTTCCATGTGTTTGATACGGAGACCCGAGAGATTACTCCTGTGAGAAACCCACTCACTATTTTCTCCAAGTTCATCTACGACGAACAACATGATTCTGACGGTATTGATGTAAGTACCTTTGATCATCACTTTGTGAAGGTCGTGGTGAAGTCAAAGAAGGACCTCTTCAAGTTTGACCGATTCCTTGATAGGCTTCAGAAACGTCCGATTCATGAAATTAAAATTGCAGAGAACTTTGATGAATTTTTGGCTTCCAATGTTGAGCAGGATGCGTTAGAATCTATATCGGATACCGGAGAGTTGTTAAATAGTTATGTGGATGCAGCAGAAACGTCCCTTGATAAGGATGCGCTAAAGTCCAAACTAAGAGAACTCTACGCCGAAGCTCAAAATTTAGAAATAGTATGATTGTTTTCAAGTCTCTTAAATACAAAAACTTCCTTTCAACAGGCGATTACTTTACCAGCATCGACCTATTGAAAAGCCCCACGACGTTGATTGTGGGTCATAATGGTTCGGGTAAATCCACCATTCTTGATGCAATTTCATTTGGGCTCTTTGGTAAGCCTCACCGCGACATTAATAAGCCGCAGTTGGTCAATTCCATTAACAATAGAGATTGTATTGTGGAAGTTGAATTCAGTGTGGGTCCGACAGCCTTCCGTATTGTCCGTGGCTTGAAGCCTGGTATCTTTGAAATTTACCAGAATGGCATCCTCATTAACCAGGAGTCACATAGTCGGGACTACCAGAAAATCCTTGAGCAAAACATTCTCAAGCTGAACCATAAGTCGTTCCATCAGATTGTGGTATTGGGTTCATCTTCCTTTATTCCCTTCATGCAGCTACCCAATAATGCTCGCAGAGAGGTTATTGAGGATCTATTGGACATTAACATCTTCACCAAGATGAATATTGTGCTCAAGGAGCGCACGGCAAAGCTAAGAGAGTTGCTCAATAACACCAACTATGAGATTGATCTTATTCGTGAAAAGATTAAGATGCAGCAGAAGTACATTGGTGACCTTAAGAACCTTGACGCAGAGAATGTCGCAAAGAACGTAATACAGATTCAAGAGCTTCAGAAGGAGATTGATGAGCTCATATCGGAAAACGATGGCATCAATAAGACCATAGGTACCGAGCTTGAGACCGTCAAGAAAGAATCGGTTAGGCTCACAAACACGAAGAGTAAGTTGGCAACGTACCAGACTCAGATTGAAGCTAAAATTAAAGCATTGGTCCGTGATGCTAAGTTCTATGAAGAAAACAATAATTGCCCAACGTGCGCACAGGTGCTTGATGTCGCATTTAAGGAAGAAAAGCTGGGCAAGGTAAAGCTAAAGAATGATGAACTATCTCAGGCAAGAAACGATCTTATTGATGAACTGAACACCGTTAGTGATGAGATTAATGCTGCTACCGAAAAGCTGAATGGTTATTCAAAGCTGAATAACATAATCCTTTCAAACAATATGACGGTGTCTTCGATTCAGAAGCAAATCAAATCACTGGAAGCAGAATCTGCCAAGAGTAAGAATACCGACATTGCTTCTGCCGAAACAGCGCTATCCGACCTCACACTATTCTCGAATGATTTAAATGACCGTCGTGCCGGTTATTATGAGGAAGGTACCTACAATCAAGCCATTTCTGAAATGCTGAAGGACACCGGCATCAAGACAAAGGTCATTCGTCAGTACCTTCCGGTAATGAACAAGCTAATTAATGGATACCTTCAGGTGCTGGACTTCTTTGTTTCCTTCAACCTGGATGAAGCCTTCGACGAGACCATTCGTTCACGCCACCGTGATGAATTCTCCTATGCTTCCTTTTCGGAAGGTGAGAAACAACGCATCGACCTTGCCCTTCTCTTTACATGGCGCCAGATTGCCCGTATGAAGAACTCTATTTCCACAAATCTATTGATTCTGGATGAGACCTTCGATTCCAGTATGGACGCCGATGGTGTGGAGAATCTGATCAAGATTCTAAAGACCCTTGAGGACAATACAAATGTCTTCATTATCAGCCATAAAACCGACGCTTTGGACGGTAAATTCAGCGCAAAAATCGAGTTCTATAAGGAAAAGAACTTTAGTTACTGCAAATAAGATAAGCATAAGTTATTGATGGTATTACACTTATTTTTAGTGTACGCCATGGGGTCATTATTTGTTTTACTTCTATGTGTTTTCAACATATAGTAGTACCATAATGAATAACGGATCACAACAACAATCAATGCTGGCTCGCCTGCTGTCGAAGGAGAACATTTCTGTTCAACACGGCAAGTTCCAGACCGCCTTCTTTGACGTGAAAAACCGCGTGCTTGGTCTGCCAGTCTGGAAAGACAAAGGCAAGGACGTGTACGACCTCTTGGTCGGTCACGAGGTCGGTCACGCCCTTTACACCCCCCGTGATGCTTTGGACGGCAAACTCCCCTGCCGCAAAGACTACCTCAATATCGTTGAGGACGTTCGCATCGAGAAAATGATTCGTGCGACCTACCCCGGTCTCGTTGGCTCTTTCCGTCGTGGTTATGACGTGCTGAACGCCGAGGATTTCTTTGGAATCAAAGGCAAAGACGTTCAGGCTCTTACCATCGGCGACCGTGTTAACCTCAAAGCCAAATTGGCTTCTGCCATCAATGTCTCCTTTTCTTCCGCCGAGCAATCCGTGGTCGATCAGGTAATGGCTGTTCAGACCTGGGATGATGTTGTGGCTGCTGCGATTGCGCTTCAGAAATTGGCTCAAGAACAAGCCGAACAAAATCCTAACGCCGAAGGCAAAGCCCCTACTAAGAAAACGACGGCGGCGGGCGATCAACAAGCCGACCCCACGGCTCAAGGCGAGCCTATGGAAGGTGAGCCTGGCGAAAACCAAGCCGATGGTGCCGATGATGAATCCAAGGACGGTGACGCCGACCTTAAGGAAGCTATTGAAAAAGCCCTTGACGACCTTATGGGCAATCCTAGCAAGCCCTCAAAAGACCAATCTGCTCCTACTCAGGATGGCAACGGCGACGAACAAAAAGCCGATGCTGCTCCCAAGTCTGAATTTGACCCAAACCACCACGGCACCGTGCCGGAAATCACCACCAACTCTCACTTTGAAAAACAAGCCAAGACGCTTGTCGACAACAGCAACGAGGTTCGGGCGACGACTTACATTACCCTTCCTTCCAAACAAGATTTAGCTGGTATGATCATCTCAAATGAGACCATCACCAAAGACCGTGACGCCGCTTGGCAAAAACACCTTGAGACGTACAGCGGTGGGCACACACGCCCGACCTATACCCAGGAATACGCCGAATTCATTGCCAGCACCAAGAAGTTTGTGGGTGTGCTCAGTAAGGAATTTGAGATGCGCAAAGCCGCCTATCAATACAACCGTGCTACCGTCTCTCAGACTGGTATCCTAAATGTCAACAAATTACACAGTTACAAAATTACCGACGACATTTTCCTGAGTGTAACCCAATTGGCCAATGCAAAAAGCCATGGTATGATGATGTTCATTGACTATTCTTATTCAATGAACACGACGATCAAGTACGTTCTCAAGCACGTGATCAATCTCAGCATGTTCTGCAAAGCTACCGGTATCCCTTTTCAAGTCTATGGTTTTACTGGTGACAATGATTCACGCCCTTATGTGTCTCCTGGCGATCAAACGCTGGGTCGCAAGGACGGTCAGCTTCTTATTGATAATGTTGTCATTCTGGACCTTATTAACTCTTCAATGTCCAAGAGTCAATATCAAGCCGCGCTCAAAGCCCTCTTTGATCAGACCCAAAATTCCTACGTTCAATCTAAATATGAACGCCTTGGCAACACTCCATTGAACGAGACCATCATCTTGGCTCACGACCTCGTCAATAAATTCAAAGCCAAACACAAAGTCCAGAAAATGACCACGGTATTTCTGACCGACGGCGAAGGACAACACCTCCGTACGTTTTCAGCCGCCGCATACAATGAAAATCGTATGGCTCCTGCATATGAGACCAATGTTGATCTCACCGTCAATGGTCGTCGTGTGAAATCTCCTCAAGGCAGCCTTACCGACGAACTCATCAAAAATCTGCGCATTACCACTGGTACTAAAGCTATTGGTTTCTTCATCCCTTCCGGCACTCCGAATGCTCAACGCGACGTGGTTAATGCGCTTCAAAGCCGTCCAAAAAAGACCGACTATCACGCGGCTTATACCCTCTGGCAGACCAAACTGTCCAAGGACTACAAGAAAAACAAATCGGTTGCCGTTGAGGACGGTTTCGGTTATGATCAGTACTTTGTGGTTGCTTCTGGCGCCGACCTTGATACCGAAGACGAAGACCTCACCATCACCTCGGACATGACTCGCTCCAAGATGGCCAAGGCTTTTTCCGAATTCTCCAAGTCAAAACAAGTAAACCGTGTGTTTGTTTCTAAGTTTGCCGAAACAATTTCCTAACGGTTATTGACTATCAACAACTTATACCATATCTTTGTGATTTACTTTCATACGGTTTAATGTATGATAGTACTATAACAATTAATTGACCTTCTTTATTATGAAATCAGCATCCCTCACCATTCTTGCCTCCCTTAAGGAGACCCATCCCGACGTTACGGTTTTCCGCCGTAAAGTCATTGATACCGTGGCTGCAACCCATGGCTTCGTGGAAAAGGAATACAATGACCTCTTTGCAGATGCCTACCGCGTCCACAAGGGTACCTACGACTATACCAGCCTCCTTCGTACCACTACGGCGGCAACCACCGTTTCCCAAGTTGTTCCTATGACTCCGGCACCCGCCGTAATGAAATTGGGGACCTCTGTGAATTCCATCGTCAATACCGATGCTTATATTCCGCAAAGTGATCCTACCTACATTCGCTGGGGTGAATTCTCCGACATCATGACCGTGATCAAATCGCGGACGTTCTATCCCATCTTTATTGCCGGTCTGTCGGGCAATGGTAAGACCATGATGGTCGAACAAGCCTGTGCCGTAGCCGACCGCGAATACATTCGTGTTCAGATTTCACCAGAAACCGACGAAGACGATTTGATCGGTGGCTTCCGTCTCCTCAACGGCGAGACCGTGTTTGCCAAGGGTCCCGTGGTCAAAGCCATGGAACGTGGCGCCATTCTCCTCGTGGATGAAATCGACCGTTCCACCAACAAAATCATGTGTCTCCAAGGCGTGCTGGAAGGTAAGCCCATCATGATCAAAAAGACTGGCGAAGTCATTCGTCCGGCTGCCGGCTTCAATGTGATTGCCACTGCCAATACCAAGGGCAAAGGTTCCGAGGATGGTCGGTTTGTGGCTGCTACGGTTATTGACGAAGCCTTCCTCGAACGCTTTGTATGCACCATCGAGCAAACGTATCCACCATTGGCTACCGAACGCAAAATCGTTGTGAAGCACATGGAAAAATTTAATGCCGTCGACGAAGAGTTTGCCGATAAACTCGTGACCTGGTCGGAAGTCATTCGCAAGACGTTTGCCGATGGTGGCGTTGACGAAATCATTTCCACTCGGCGCCTGTGCCATATCGCACACACATTCTCCATCTTCCGCGACCGGCTCAAGTCCATCAATATGTGTATCTCTCGGTTCGACGACGACACCAAACTCGCCTTCGCCGACCTTTACTCCAAGATTGATGCTTCGGTTGTTCCAGCTCCAGCAGCTGCTCCCACCCCTGCTCCAGAAGCCGCTCAGCCCGCGTTCTGAAAATAAATTAACTTTGTTGTTTACAAACACCAACAACAGTATATGATTCTCTTATGGTTGAATTGGTCCCTTCAATCATAAGCAACTAAACAATAGGACCAAAACTGAAAGATAGATAATATGAATAGCAATACATCCACCCAGAAAGCTCGCCTGTTTAAACTTCTTGCCAAAGGCACAGAGGTTACCATCGCCGAAGCCTCAAAACGCCTCAGCATCGCGAACCCATCTGCGGTCGTAGCTCAACTCCGTGACGATGGTTTCCCCATCTACACGAACCGTCGTAAGAACGCCCAAGGTCAAACGGTCTACAAATACCGTCTCGACACCAAGGCTCTTGCCAGCGCCTAATAGGTGAACTACAACGGCTGCAGGACTCAATATCCTGCAGCCCTTTTCCTTTTCCATGGAACAACAACAGACCGAGCAACAGTCTCCCCTCGAAGGTCGCAAATACGATACGGACAAGCCGGAATACGGTTTGATTCCTCCGTTTGCCCTTGAGGAGCTTGCTCATGTTCTTACCATCGGAGCCAAGAAATATGCCCGAGAGAACTGGAGATATGTACCAGAAGCCGAACGTCGGTATTATGATGCACTCCAACGCCATCTCTGGGCATGGAAACGTGGTGAGCGTTTTGATCCTGAAACGGGCCGACATCACCTAGGACACGCAGCCGCGTGTCTCTTTTTCCTCTATGAACATGATCAGGGACACGCAGACACATCTTTTTAATTATGAAACTATCAGAAAATACAATTAACCTCCTCAAGAACTTTGCCGGAATCAATCCGAACATGGTGTTCAAGCCCGGTAGTTCTATTGCCACAATTGCGGAAGCCAAGAATATCATGGCATCTGCCACAATCACCGAGAGCTTTCCACAGGAATTTGGTATCTATGACCTCAATGAATTCCTTTCGACTCTTGCTCTCGTAGAGAATCCAGAACTGTCCTTCAGCGATGATTCCATTACCATTAAGGACGGCAAGACCTCCATTCGTTATTTCTATGCTTCCATGGACCTTCTCACGGCTCCATCCAAGCAAGTCACAATGCCGAATCCAGAAGTCAGCTTCATCCTTTCGGAAGATGTGTTGAACAAAGTCAAGAGAGCCTCGTCGGTTCTCGGCCATGCCAACATTGAAATCAAGGGTGAAAATGGTAAGATTGTTGTGAATCTTACCGATGCAAAGAACGCCTCCGCGAATAAATACTCCATCGTGGTTGATGAGAACAATGCTTGCAAAGAGGTTTTCTCATTCATCTTGGTTATTGGAAACCTTAAAATGGTCTCCGGTGACTACACGGTAGAGATTAGTTCTAAATTGATCTCTCATCTAAAGCATACCACGCTCCCGGTGGAGTATTGGATTGCTTTGGAAAAAACTTCAACGTTCGCTTAAGAAGTTGATAACCTAGGAAACATATATGGACAACAGCAAAGTAATACCAGAACAAGAACAGCAACCAGCAGCCGCTCCGCAACTCGGTCTCAATGACCTTGCCGCAGTGGTTCAAATGATCGACATCGTCTCCCGTCGTGGAGCCTTTGAAGGTCCAGAACTCACCGCAATCGGTGCCCTCCGTGGTCGCTTTGAAGCCTTCGTGAAGGCAAGCACCCCGAAGCCGACCGAAGAGCCAAAGCAAGAAGCCCCGGCTCCAGCTAAAGCCTAATTGTTCTAACTCCGTACGGACTTTTGGTGGGGCAGTCATTAAAGAACCCACCACTTTTTATTATGAGCAACATTCCTACCTCGGCTGAAGACCGCAAAGCCATCCTCACCGCCCTCGATCAAATCTCCGAAGCTATGTCGGAGATGCAAACACAAAAGGAGCAGATTCGTGAGATTCTAAAAGCACTGGAAGACAAATACAAACTTCCAACCAAGACATTCCGTAAGGTCGCAATGATGTACCACAAACAGAATGTGGTTGAGTTTGAAAATGAAACATCTGAGATTAAAGAGGTTTACAAGACCATTGTCACTGGTGTATAATAGACCCCTATGTCAAACTCTAATGAATTCCTGTGGGTTGAAAAATACCGCCCACAAAAACTGGACGACTGTATCCTTCCAGAGGGTCTTCTAAAGACCTTCAAGAGCATCGTTGAGTCTGGTGAGATGCAGAACATGCTGCTCACTGGTACCGCGGGTCTTGGTAAAACAACTGTTGCACGCGCAATGTGTAACATGCTTGACCTCGACTACATGATCATTAACGGCTCGGAAGAATCCGGCATTGATGTTCTCCGTACCAAGATTCGCCAGTTTGCGTCATCGGTGTCCTTACAGTCCAGAGGTCCCAAGGTCATTATCCTGGATGAAGCAGACTACCTGAATCCATCTTCCACGCAGCCCGCGCTCCGTGGCTTCATTGAGGAATTCAGCAACAACTGCCGGTTCATTCTCACGTGTAACTTTAAGAATCGCGTCATCGAACCACTTCATTCCCGTTGTGCCGTAATTGAATTCAATACTTCCAAGAAACAAATGGCATCACTTGCCAATGCTTTCTTAAAACGTCTTGAATTCATCCTCAAGGAAGAAGGTATTCAATACGAGCAGTCGGTTGTTGCCGAACTCATCCTCCGCTTTGCTCCCGATTGGCGCAGAGTGCTGAATGAGTGCCAACGCTATTCGGTTTCTGGTAAAATTGACAAGGGTATCCTTGCAAACCTTTCGGACGCCAACATCACTCTGCTGATCAAGGCTCTCAAGGACAAGGACTTCAAGGCTGGTCGTGCATGGGTGGTCAACAACATTGACTGTGAGCCTGCGGCAATCTTCCGCAAGATTTACGACAATATGACCGAGCATGCCAATCCCGACAGCATACCCAACATCGTGGTCATTCTTGCCAATTACCAATACAAAGATGCCTTTGTTGCCGACCATGAGCTAAACCTCGTGGCGTGCATTACCGAACTCATGGCGTGCGCCGAATGGAAGTAATACCATGAACCCATTTGAATACCTCAATTCCATCAACATGACCAAGACTAATATCATGGTCGACGACATTGCCGAAAAGCAATACGTTCCGTTCATGGTCAATAGAGGTCTTTCATACTTTCCAGACACGGTTGGTTTTGCGAATGAGATGAACCAAAACCACCATCTGGACAAGAGGCTCCAATACGAGTATCTTATAAATATAGTTAGTAGGAATAAACGATTCAGCAAATGGCTAAAACCAACTGAGTCGGAAGACCTCTTGATTGTTAAAGAACATTATGGATATAGTAATGAAAAGGCTAGATCCGCTTTGACGATTTTGAGTTCCGAACAACTAAACGAACTTAAACAAAAACATTTTAAAGGTGGACGCTCAACAAACAAATCAAAGCCTTGAACCTATCCCGGGTATCGTCGTGGACGAAACTCCCGTGGCATGGATTCCTGCTATGATGCTTGAGATTACCTTGAATGAACCGGATGATTTCCTTAAGGTTCGTGAGACACTTACTCGCATCGGTGTCGCTTCTCGAAAGTCTTCCAACAAGCTATACCAATCCTGCCATATCCTACACAAGCAGGGTCGCTATTTCATCGTACATTTCAAAGAGCTGTTTCTCCTTGATGGCAAGCCTTCCAATCTGAATGTAAATGATTTACAAAGACGGAATACCATTGCCACCCTTCTTTCCGATTGGGGTCTGGTTACCATTGTAAATGCAGAACAAGCCAAGGATAAGGCTCCACTGAGACAGATTAAGATCATTCCGTACCGCGATAAAGGTAATTGGGAATTGCTCCCAAAGTACAATATCGGTAACACGAAGTGATATAAATAAGTTTGCTGGCACAACGTCAGCAACCGATGATGCCCAACTGGGGTTGTCGGAGATTACATAACCTTGCATAACTGGAGGTAAAATAACATGTCAGGAAATACATACACGTTCCCACGGTCGGCCTTTGTAGGCTTCGACCATCTCTTCAACGAGCTCAACAGAGTCTCCTTAAGAGAGGATACATACCCACCGCATAATGTCGTTTTCATTGATGACGACAATTTCTTGGTGGAAATCGCCGTTGCAGGATTCTCTAAGGAGAACCTCGACATTCAGTTAAAGGATTCTATCCTTACTGTTAGCGGCGAAATGGAAGATGACCGCATCTATAACCATAAGGGCATTTCGACCCGTAAGTTCACCAGAACTTTTACGCTGTCGGAACATGTTCAGGTAAAAGGTGCCGACCTTAAGAATGGAATCCTTTCGATTCCGCTCACCAAGGTTGTTCCAGAATCAGAACGCCCAAAGAAGATTGAGATTGGCTCAACCTTCATTCAAGACTAATTAACTTTTAGTTCTTGTGCGAGTGGTGACTTTTACGGTCACCACTCTTTTGTTATTTACATACCGACAACCTTTGTATAGGATTGTACAGTGAATTATTCCCTTACAGTATTCGACTCCATCTTTGATAATAAGACGGACAAGAAAGTCACCGTGGCTTCATGGGAGGACTTTGAAAAACTTATGTTCCAACTCTCCAAACTTCCTGGTTACAAAGCCAAGAAGGGAGAGAAAAAGAAATCATCATCATTGATTTCTCCCGCAATTTATACCGAAGGCGCCACACGTGCAAATGCAAATGTAACTGGTTGGGGTGGTTGGGCTGCACTTGATGTTGATGAATATGATTGTTCGTTTGAGGAAGCAGCCGGGCGCTATGTGAAGTACCGTCATATCTGTTATTCAACTGCGTCATCACGCCCGGAGAAAAAGAAGTTCCGAGTGGTGTTCCAATTAAACAAGATTGTTCCTGCCGATAAGATTCGGCATTTCTGGTACGCCTTGAACAAGCACTTTGGTTCCATCGGCGATGAACAGACCAAAGACCTAAGCCGAATGTACTATGTTCCGGCTCAGTATCCGGATGCCGATAATTTTATCCTCGTGCATTCGGGAGAGATTATGGACCCCGATGCAATCATGGCGCAGCATCCATATTCCGAGAAGCCATCCATAACTCTTATGGACAAGTTTCCCGCGGCAATCCAAGCGGAGATTCTAAAGCATCGTAAGGAACAAGCCAACAACAATACAATCACTTGGAACTCCTACCTCGATTGTCCGTTTGTAAACAAAGCACTCATTAAGGAATACAAATCAATTTCATCTATAGATGGTTCAGGAAGATACCGAATGATCTATAAGATTATGTCCAGCATTGCGTGTAATGCGGTAAAGAAACGCTATCCCATCACCGGTATGCAGATTGCAGAGATGGTAAGGGATTTGGATAGGGATACAGCAAGAATCTACCAGAAACGCCCTCTACACACGGAAGCAGATAGAGCGATTGAGTTTGCCTACAAATCCGTCACTTTTTGATTTACAACCATCGGCGGTTGGTATAGTGTTATTGAATGGAATTTTACACAAACGTCCAAACCTACGGCGACCATATTCTCTATCGCGGCTATCGTGATGGGCTCCGGGTAAAGGACAGGGTCAATTTTAAGCCCACATTGTTTCTCGGCGTCGATGAGGCACAGTCGCCTTACATGTCGCTTACCGATGTTCCGGTGAAGCCAAATGTTTTTGGTTCTCTAAATGATGCCAAGGAGTTTGTGGAAATGTATTCCCACACCGGTAAGGTGTATGGTAATACCCGTTGGGTCACCAACTTCATTCAGAATCAATTTCCCGATGAAATCCAATTCAACCGCGACATGGTAAATGTGGCGTCATTGGACATTGAAGTGCATTCGGATGAAGGCTTTCCCGACCCCGACCGCGCCGAATATCCTATTACCGTCATTACGGTCAAAAACAATCACTCCGACATGTTCAACGTGTGGGGTGTAAAAGCATTCGACCCCGACCAATCTATTTTTGCCGGCAAGGTTGCTTACACGCAGTATCGTAGCGAGGAAGAAATGCTTCAGGGCTTCCTCGACTGGTGGTCAAACACCCAAAACATGCCCGACATTCTCACGGGCTGGAACTCTAGATTCTTTGACGTTCCCTACATCATCAACCGTATCGTAAAACTACTTGGCGAAAAGACCTGCACGAAGCTATCTCCATGGCCAACAATCAAGGGTTGCATTCGTCAGAAAAATGTAACGATTATGGGTCAGACGAAACTGTCCTATGAAATCGTTGGCATCTCTCAGCTCGACTATCTCGACCTCTTCCGTAAATTCACCTTGAACACCTACGGCAATCAGGAGTCCTATAAACTCGGACACATTGCCCATATCGTGCTGAATGAGACAAAACTGTCCTATGCCGAATACGGAAGCCTCGGCGGTCTCTACAAAAACAACTTTCAAAAGTATGTCGATTACAACATCAAGGACGTTGAACTTCTGGAACGCCTCGAGGATAAACTTGGTCTCATCACTTTGGTTCTTACACTTTCCTACATCGGTGGCGTAAACTATACCGACACCCTTGGTACCACTGCCATTTGGGAATCCATTATCTACCGTGATCTAATGTCACGCAAGATCATCCCTACCGTCACGCCGATTCGTCCAAGCTACGAATATACCATCATCGGTTCCAAGACCGACGAGGAGAAAGCCCTTGCCGAAGAAGGCGATGAACCTGGTTCCTTTGCCGGTGGTTATGTAAAGGATCCTAAGGTTGGCTTTCATGATTGGGTATGTTCATTCGACTTGAACTCTCTGTATCCCAATCTCATTATTCAATACAACATGTCGCCGGAGACCATTCTACCGGTTCAGATGCAGGGAGTCCATCCCGACAAACTTCTTGCCGGAAACATCCCGCAACCTGAAATTGAAAATGCCATTGTTGCGTCCAATGGTGTGCTGTTCGACCCCAACCGCAAGGGTATCATTCCAGAAATCATCAAGGGCATTTACGACAAACGTGTTGTCCTTAAGAAGGACATGATCGCGGAGAAGAAGAAACTTGAGAAAACCGACAAGTCCGACAAGGTTGCTAGGTTCAAGGTTGAACGTGAAATCAGTCGCCTTGAGAATCATCAGGTCGCTCTTAAAATTCTTCTGAACTCACTTTACGGTGCTCTTGGTAACAAACACTTTCATTACTTTGATGTCCGTGTTGCCGAGGGTACCACTCTGTCGGGTCAGACTGCAATCCGTTGGGCAGAAATGAATGTGAACAAGTACCTTAACGGCGTCCTCAAAACTAAGGACATTGATTATGTAATTGCCATTGACACCGACTCGGTGTATGTCACAATGAAACCCATTGTCGACATGTTCAAGCCCAACAACCCCGTGAAATTCTTGGATGAATTCTGCTCGAAAGCCATTGAGCCCGTGTTCAAGGATGCGTATGAAAAACTTGCCAAGAATGTAGGTTGCCCTGATAACCGCATGATCATGAAACGTGAGGCAATTGCCGACCGTGGTATCTGGACCGCCAAGAAGCGTTACATCCTAAATGTCCACAACAATGAGGGCGTTCAGTATGCCGAACCCAAAATCAAGGTGATGGGTATTGAAGCCGTGAAGTCATCGACTCCGGAAATCTGTCGTGATGAAATGAAACGGATGTTCAAAATCATCCTGACCAAAACGGAAGCCGAAGCGCAGGCTGAAATCAAAGCCTTCCGCGACAAATTCAAGACACTCGACCCCGTAAACATTGCGTTTCCCCGCGGTACCAAGGACATCTCCAGCTATCGTAGTTCAAATACCATCTACAAGAAAGGTACTGGCGGCACTACGCCTATTCACGTCCGCGGTTGTCTTCTGTTCAATCATCATCTCAAGATGAAGAACCTTCTAAATAAGTACGAAACAATCAAGAATGGCGAGAAAATCAAATTCATTTATCTTCGTACACCCAATGCAATCAATGAGAATGTCATTTCATTCATCGACGTGATTCCCAAGGAATTCAACCTCCACAATCATATTGACTTTGACAAACAATTTGAAAAGACCTACCTCGACCCGATCAAAATCATTTTTGAAGCAATCGGCTGGAAGTGCGAGGAGACCTCATCGCTTGAAAACTTCTTTTCTTGATTTACATCTGCACCATATTGTGTAATAATCTATCCTTCTAAATAAGACATGAATCCAAAATATCCAATATACATCATTTCTAAAGGTCGTTGGGAGTCTCGGCTCACTGTTCGTTCTTTGGATTTAATTAATGTTCCATACCGCGTGGTCATTGAACCACAGGAGTATGATAAGTATGCTGCCGTCATCGACCCGAAAAAGTTAATCGTGACGCCATTCAAGAATCTGGGTCAGGGAAGTATTCCCGTCCGTAATTTTGTGTGGGAGCACTCAATCAATGAAGGTCATAAACGCCACTGGGTCGTGGATGACAACATTGCGCATTTCTACCGCATCAACAACAATCTGAAGATTCGTGTGAACGACGGTACCATCTTCCGTTGCTGTGAAGACTTTACCGACCGTTTTGAGAATGTAAAGATGTCGGGAATGAACTATGCCTTCTTCTGTCCGGCTGGTTTATACCGTCCGCCGTACTATTTGAACACTCGCATTTACAGTTGCATCCTTTTAGATAATTCACTTGATATGCGTTGGCGCGGTCGCTTCAATGAGGATACCGACATCAGTATTCGCATCATGAAAGCAGGTTACTGCACAATTCTCTTCAATGCATTTACCTGTGGTAAGGCGGCGACACTCACGATGAAGGGTGGTAATACGGATGAGCTATATAAAGCTGCCAATGATAACCGTCTCTCCTTTGCTCAATCTCTACACGCTCAACACCCCGACGTTGTTCAAATTATCAAACGCTGGGGTCGTTGGCACCACCTTGTCGACTATACCGTATTTGAAAAGAATCATCTCATCCTCAAGAATGATCTTAACATTCCTAAGGGCACCAACGAATATGGTATGGTTCTAAAAAAGATGCCACCAAAAGTAGATGCCGAACTCGACAACCCAGAATTAATCCAACACGAAAATGAATAACAAAAAAGTCCTCAAGAAAGAACTCAAAACGCCGGAGCACAACCTATTCTCGCTCTCGGGTCAAGAAGAAGCTACAACCCCATATCTTTGGGACAGTATGCCAGAATACAATCAGATCAATGAAAAGAGCTATGCCTGCTTCAATGTTCGCGTTGAATCACAGGAAGACCTCGACAAGGTTGCTCAACTTCTTGGTCAGCCCATCACCGTCAAGACTCGGGCAATTCGTTACCCCGCCCGCGACCGTTTCCGTAATACATTGCTCCGTTGGGTCACGGAAGAAAATACCGAACAAAAACCGACCGAATAAGGTTTACACCAACCGACAAGTGTATATAGTTGAACCATCTCTTAAATTATGTCTTCATTACTCGCTAAACTAAAAAAGAATTCCCGCATTGATAGCTCGTCTACCTTGGATGAATCCAAGTTCTTCAATCAAGGTGACAACAGTGTTCCGACCGATGTTCCTATGATCAACGTCGCCCTCTCCGGCGACCTCGACAAGGGTCTCACTTCCGGTCTCACTGTTCTTGCTGGTCCATCTAAACACTTCAAGACCTCATTCGCCCTCATCATGGTTGCGGCGTACATGAGAAAGTATCCAGAATCAATTGTTCTATTCTATGATTCTGAATTCGGTTCGCCGCAGGCTTACTTCAAGACCTTTGGTATTGATACCAGCCGCGTGCTCCACTGTCCAATCATGAATGTCGAAGACCTTAAGTTTGACATCATGAAACAGCTTGACGGAATTGAGAAGGGTGAGAAAGTCATCATCATGATTGACTCGGTCGGTAACCTTGCTTCCAAGAAGGAAGTTGAGGATGCCATGAATGAGAAATCGGTTGCCGATATGACCCGCGCCAAGGCTTTCAAGAGCCTCTTCCGTATGGTGACTCCGCATCTGTCAATGAAGGATATTCCTATTGTTGCAATCGGTCACACCTACAAGACCCAGGACATGTATCCCAAGGATGTTCTCTCTGGCGGTACCGGTCTCTATTACTCTGCCAACACGGTCTGGATTCTCGGACGCCAGCAAGATAAGGATGATGATGGTCTTCAAGGTTATCACTTTGTGATCAATGTAGACAAGTCTCGCTTTGTGAAAGAAAAGTCCAAGGTTCCAATTTCCGTTTCCTTTGCCAATGGCGTTGAGAAATACTCTGGACTCCTTGAGGTCTGCGTTGATGGTGGTTTTGTAACTAAACCCACCGTTGGTTGGTACCAAAAGAAAGGTGATACCGCCAAGTACCGCGAAAAGGATACCTATACCGCAGAATTCTGGAAAGACATTCTTGACTCGAAAGACTTTAAAGACTACATCCGTACCCGCTATACCCTAGGCGGTGAAGGTCAAAGTGGTCTCACCTCAATCGTAGATGATGAAGCCGATGAATCCTAAAATTACAGATACAGATTACGCTTTTGTTGAAAAGCCAACTTCCGAAATGTATTCGGTTAAGTTGAAGAGTGGTCAATGGTCGGGCGTCATTGTTACCTACGGAAAGGTTTCCTTAAAGGTCAACGAAGACAAAGAAACAGCCACTCTTTCTTTTCAATTCAAGGTCGATGAAGCTCCGGCTCCACACGACGTAGAAATACTTGAAGAATCAAACGACTTCAATAACCATCTCGGCGACATCCTCAGCCACATCATTCAAAATGCCTTCGATACGGGCAAGTATAAATTAGGGTCTAATGACAAACAATCTACAAACGACGATTCTGCAGAAGTTAGTGAATGATGAAGGGTATTGCCGCAAGGTACTACCATTCATTAAACGCGAATACTTTGAGGGGTCGCATAGGTCCGTCTATAAACTAGTTATTGATTTCATTGAGAAATACAATAAACTACCAACACAGACGACACTCAACATTGATCTCGTAAATAGAAATACCGACATCAGTGAGGAGCAGTATGACAACACGGTTAAACTTATTGAATCTCTTAAGGAGAATCCCAAGGTCGAAGACCAGTGGTTACTTGAACACACCGAAAAGTGGTGCAAGGACCGCGCGGTGTTTCTTGCCATCATGGAATCTATTTCCATTATTGACGGTAAGAAAAAGGAAGTCACTCAGGACGCAATTCCCGACATTCTGCAAAAGGCATTGGGAATCAATTTTGATAATTCTGTTGGTCACGACTACATTGGTAATGCCGACGACCGCTTTGACTTCTATCACAAAGTTGAAGACCGTACTCCATTCGACCTGGAGATGTTCAATACCATTACAAAGAATGGTGTGCCTCGGAAGACTCTCAACATTTGTCTTGCGGGTACGGGCGTGGGTAAATCTCTATTCATGTGTCATGTGGCTTCTTCGTTCCTTACTCAGGGCAAGAATGTACTTTACATTACACTTGAAATGTCGGAGGAACGCATTGCCGAACGTATTGACGCCAATCTAATGAATGTTCCGATTGATCAGTTGGCAAATATGCCAAAGGATCTTTACGAATCTAAAATCCAAAAGATTGCCGCAAAGACAAAGGGTACCCTTATTGTAAAAGAATATCCTACGGCTTCCGCTCATGCAGGACACTTCCGTGCTCTCCTGAATGAACTGAAACTCAAGAAGGACTTCAAGGCTGATGCCATCTTTATTGATTATCTCAATATCTGTGCATCGGCTCGTATGAAGGGTGTCGGCGGTTCCGTAAACACCTATTCATTCATTAAGGCAATTGCCGAAGAAATCCGTGGGCTTGCCGTGGAGTTTGATGTTCCCATCTTCTCTGCGACTCAGACGACCCGCTCGGGTTTCGGCAACAGCGATGTTGAACTCACCGATACCTCCGAATCATTCGGTCTCCCTGCTACCGCCGACCTAATGTTTGCATTAATCTCAACCGAGGAACTGGAGAAGATGAATCAGCTCCTCGTGAAACAGCTAAAGAATCGTTACAACGACCCCACAAAAAACAAGAAATTCATCATCGGTGTCGACCGTGCTAAAATGCGGTTGTACGATGTCGAAAACAAAGCACAGACTCTCACTAAAGAACCAACCATCCGCCAAGCAAGTCCTTCGGTACCATCATTTGGAATTACTCCGAAACGTGACTTCAGTGGATTCAAAATGTAATACCATGGAAACACAAACACAATTCGAAGACATTGAACCCAGCTTCAATCCAATTAACTTTAGCCCCTTTTCTCAACTTTTGGTGGGCACTCAGACTACCGATCCCGTTCTCGTTTTTAATGTCGGGGACAAAGAGATACTTAGAATTGAGCGAAATGGAAATGTAATTGCTCCCGACCTTGAATCGGCTTCCGAAGCTGGTAGGGTCTTTATTGAAACTATTAGAAAAGAATTAAAATTCAAACTTTAATCATTTTGTTGTTTACTTTGCGGTACAACAATGTAATATAGGAACTACAATATGGGAATGTTCGATACAATTCAATGGGGCGACAACCTACCCTTCACCGAAGAAATGAAGGGTCTTGGTCTTGCCAAAAACAACTGGTCCTTTCAGACCAAAGACTTTGACTGCTGCTTGGCCGACTATGTCGTTCAGGACGGTAAGCTCTTTCTAAAAAAATACAAGAATGAGAAATGGGTTGAAGGCGACCCAAAAGCCGAGAACTTCATGGACCGCCTAGGTTCTCTCAATCGTACCGAACCCTATCTTGAAGCACAAAAATCAGTTACCCATACAGTTTATATGTATGAATACCGGCACGATGTTATCGGTCTTTGGGATTGCTCCATTGAGTTCAAGGCTGTATTTGTTCATGGAGCCGTTGAATCGGTTGAACTCATCCGCTTTGAAAAACTGCCGAATGCAGAAAGAAAACGAATCGACCGTGAATGGGAGGAACACTTAGAATTGATCAACTCTTATTGGTACAACCGCTTCATTTTCCACACATCAACCTATCGCTGGGTACGTCACATCCTCTCCCGTGCCTTTTACAAAACCGGCACATTCTTCCAAACCATTTCCTATAAACTGCCATGAGCTATATTGACAAACGCACCAACTCGCCAGCATATCGCCGTAAACTGAAAAAGTTTACCGAAGCAATCAAGTCCTATCGTGGGCTTACAAAGATTCCAGGACAGCCGCCAAAGCTAAAGTCCTCGGCGTCTCCTCGCGAGCTTGCCGACTATAACGATAAGAATCAGTTCCGCGTTGACCGCTCGACGATTCGTTATTTCCTTTTTGCCCTGGAAGGCAGCAATGCCGACCGCCGCCCAGCAAAGACGGAAGAAGCTCCAGCCGCAGCCTAATATGAAAGAATTCCTTATTGCCCTTCTAATTGTTTTGGTAATTGCATTCTTTGTATTTTACCCAATTGCTGCTATTTGGTCGCTCAATACTCTATTCGGTCTTACCATTCCATTCACATTTAAAACTTGGTGTGCAGCCGGTTTACTCATCGGAGTGTTCACTGCCAGAATTACCATAAAGAAATAAACACATGAGAATCCTCTGCATATCCGATACCCACGGGCTCCATAAAGCCCTTGGTGATCTACCAGAAGCCGATGTTATTGTACATGCCGGGGATTTCTGTAACCATGGAAGCATGGATGAAGCCATTCGAGCCATCGGCTGGTTCAATGCTCTTCCGTATAAGCACCGTGTGATCATTGCGGGTAACCATGACATTTTCATGGACCCAAATCATTACGACTATTCCAGTACCGAAAGCTCCATCAAGGCAATCCTTCCCATTTCGGAAGGTTTCCACTATCTAAATGATTCTGGTGCCACAATTGATGGAGTCAAGTTCTGGGGTTCTCCGGTACAGCCAGAATTCTTTAACTGGGCATTCAACCGCAAACGTGGTTCTGATATTCAGAAACACTGGGACCTTATTCCAGAGGACACCGATGTCCTCGTGACTCATGGTCCGGCATACGGGTTTGTGGATGAGTGTCCCAATTACAAAATGCCTTGGGTGAATGAGAAAGTTG